TTCAGACTATGGCTTACGCCGTAGTCATCCCTGTCATTTCAGACAGGGGCACCCACCTTCTACGTATAGATGTAGAAGGCCTCTGGGCGACTCCTATTCTGTCACCTTGGATAAAGGGTACAGGTAGGGCCTCAGTGAAATACTGAAGCAGCGCAGAGCTCCCGTCGGTTGGGAGTCTAGCTGTGCGGCTGATAGGCCGCTGTGCTAGTACTTCGACCCGATGGAGCGTAGGATGCCATCTACGGTGTAGATGATCATTTCCACGCCAATCATGGTCGAACCAACCAAACGAGCCTGAGCCCATCGGCACGCGAGCTATGTTGCCAAAGCGACGTAGCCCGCGGATGGTCGATTCTATGTAATCGCAGACTCTCCAATAACCTCGCAAAGCGAAGTTGTTGTGTGTGTCCACGAGAGACATAATGGACTCAGGACGGGACACGTCAGGAACCGCCTTTGACGATACTGCGGTAACGTCGTTACCATCGTAACCGTCAAGACCACAAGACTCACGAAACTTTCCAGAATCGTAAGTCTTCGATTGGTTGACCTTTAATCCAAGGTCGCGGAGAACTTCCTGAAGTACAACCCATCCATCCTCAGGGACAATGATATCGTCCCCAAAGACTAGGACCTCCCTTGAGATCTTAGAGATATTCTTGATCGTAGACGGGAGTTGGCGTGCATAAAGCACGCTACTAATCGTCAGGATCGCGAATACATAAGATTGTACGGGAAAGGTACACGCTGAACCCATACACGCAAACTTTCTCAACTTGTGAAATTGAGGAGACTTGCGATCGATGGCGTTAGCCACCCACCTGGTTCTGCTAGCGTGAAGCGCTTCGACAAGAGAAGAATTTCTCCTGAAGATTCGTTCCACTAACCAGCAGGATAGGCGATCAGAAGCACTAGACAGATCTACTGTCACGTGCGACTGAGTATGGGAAGCTCTCCTTGCTAGTTCCTGATTCTTCGTCTGATCCTTGAAGTGGATCGAACGCCTAATCGGTGTTCTATGCAAGCGAGAAGTGAGAAAATCTAGAATTGTTTGCTGACACCATTGATGGCTGACTGGCTCCGCAGCGATAAGCCGCGGTCCCTTCAACGTCTTTGGTACAGCGATTAATCTAGACGCAGGCTCGTTGTTCAGATAGAACGAAGAGCTCGCCTCACTTTGAATGAAGTCAGCCCAGAGGGCGTAATTGGCAAAGCCAAAGACGGCCATAGGAAAGACTCGTTCAAGCTTGGCAGGCCAGTTAGGAAAGTCATACTTAAACTGTGTATGACGCTGGTCTGCTACAGCACCTGGTCCATGCTTAGCTCTCCACTCGGATCCGTCAAAGGAGCCGATACAGGCGGAGACGATGTCGGCCGTTCTCTGAACGACGTCTGCAACGTCCCACCTGAGGGAGGAGTAGGACTCCGGCTTTCCGGTCTGACATACGTCAGAATCGAAAAGAGGAGCAGGAGGAACATTATCAACATCACCGATATGGAGATGCTGAAGATGATCAGTCCTGAGGTCGTCCCCATCCCACTCAAGGGTAGGGGAACGAACTTCCTGGTCGATCTTGAAGAACTCATTGACATGTTCCCATGTTTTTGAGTCGTCGCAAGTCACCTGCATCTTCTTCGCTGCGTAATGCAGCTGTCGAATCTGCTGGATGATCCGCGGATCAGGATCGGCCCTAAGCAATCCGTTTTCGTCGAAGACGCGTTGGTATAGCCCCTTGAAAAGTCTTGGGATTACACCTCCTCTACGGTACGGCCGAAATCCGGCAATACCGCTCGGGATAAGGCGTCCGTCTGACAAGCACCTATCAAAGTGCTTTCCAGACTCAGCGAGGTCCACCATGAGATATGGAAGGCCTCGCGTATCGACGAGTGAGAGCAAGCGAGAAACATCCCGCTCACAATCACGTCGGAGCGAGGGATCGTACTCGGCAATCGAAGACAAGATTGCCTCGTATAGTCCCTGCAAGTAACGTATGTAGCTTTTCATCTTTAACTCCTACAGTTAGGGGTGTAAAAGATCTACATTCGGTACACTCTTGTCCCCGGATGAGAGCCTTAGGGTCAATAATGACCTTACGACTCCCAGCCGAGCAACTTGGCATGGATACCACCAGCTTTTACAGTGTAAAAGCTCATGGCTTCCGCCAGGTCGATGATGTCGGCAGAGACGCCAAAATCGGGATCATTCCTGATCACGAATTGGACCTCACTGAGCGACCCAAGGGGGATTGCCTCGGTTGGCTTCACGAAGCGCGAAAACGTCACATTGTGACGATCGAACTTCTGAGTGCCCGCCTTGACGTTATCCCGTGAATGCCGGACTTTCGCCCGGTAAGTCACAGTTCCGTCATCGAGATAATACTCGGTGCCGTAACCATCTTGGTTAATCAGCGGCAGAATCTTAGCGGTTCCACCGGAACCGTCAAGAGTGATCGTAAGAGTTGTACCGAGAGACATTTACTTGCTCCTAGAGTTGAAGTCTACCTAACGCCGAAAGCGTTGGATAGCCAACGACCCCAGGATCGACCATTGCCTTGCCGATATAAACGGCAAGGTTACCGACAGCGAACCAGAGCTCTGTGCACGAGACAATGTGCGCAGGACACCGGTGCCTTCCCCACCAGTCAACAAACCTTGGTGACTGATACGGCGAAAGGTCACGTACGTTTCTTTCCGGGTCATGATGTTACATGGTCCGGTCGGAGCCGCAGGAATAGAATTGTGGTGTGCTACTAAGTAGTCATCCACATTTCCAAACCAGTCGGCAAGCCACGTCCATGGAATTGCATTCCAAACTTGTGACCAGTCTACGCCATAATCATTAGGGCGTATTCCGAATACAAGTGAACGTGCTTGACGAGCCAAGTCCTTTCGATCTGTACCCTTCGGTATAGCAGTGGGCATCCACCTAATGGTGCCCCACGACCTGAGGTTCGTAACTTTGAACCAATCGGCCCTTACGAGGGTCCCAAGTTGGCTTTCGATGATAAAACCTTTAGCATCGGAAGACTGCACTTCGGAGTACAGATTAAGACGCCGTTTAAGACCTCTTGATGAATACAGTCGATCAAGCTCATCGATTCTTTTATCGACTTGAGATTGGAACTGTAGCATCTTTTGGACGTCAGAGAGTAGCGGTCTCCAGCCCATCTGATAGGCAAGGTTATGGTTAGCTGATTGTTTCGCAAAGCGAAGCAATTTGCGCTTTCCACGACCAAGACTAGCCAGTTGAGACTTAAGAGTACCGATATCCCTCAACATTCCAGGGAGGTCCTTCAGCTCATGGATGAAGTTCGGAATGCTAACCTCTGCCCGACTCGGATTAGTCCGAGCGCGCAATGTTAGAGCCCTAGCTCCAACCGTGGGTTCTGAAGTGGTATGGTGACTCCAGATGTTGAACCCTTGAGGCAGATAGTTCACATATTCATATGAACTAGTCGGCCCTGTGGGTACGAACCCATTCAACGGCTCCATCCCACGTCTATCCCAATGGGTTAGCGTGAGAGGATGATCGATATTGGGTTCTCCAACAACATCATCACAGATCTTATACAATTTCGCCCTGTTTTGGGTGATATGTTGATCGGTGACAACGGACGGGACGCCATTCGTAATACGCGTGGCGGTTCCAGTACCGAAGCTCGCGAACGTTCGTTCGCGATGACGAGCTACCATAACATTAACACGGTTCGCAGTGAGGTCACGGGATGTGACGAGCTATCGCTCGAGAGAGC